TGCTGCTCAGGCCCAGGGCTTCGGCCATGCTGGCGGCGTTGGTGCGCAGGGCGTTGAAGGCGCTTTGAATGGCGGCGCTTTCGGTGCTGGTCTGTCGGTTGACCATGCTGTAATCCGGCCCGCTGAACAGGGTGCCGCCGCGGCGCTGCAGGTCATAGCTCTGGATGTCGCCTTCGCCCAGGGTGCCGGTGAGGCCACCGCCGACGATCTTCTTGCTGCGAAAGACGCCCGCGGCGTTGAGCACGGCCAGGGCGGCGGCCACGTAGGGCACGGCCGCAGCCACCGAAGCGCCGGCCCCCATGGCGCCGCCCGCCCCGGCAGTGGTGGGCCCCATCAGGCCCGGCGCCAGGGTGGCGCCCTTCATGCCGGTACTGAAGGCCGTGAGGGCGCTGCTGCCAAACATGGTGCCGGCAGAGCCGATGACGTTGGCAATGCTGCCCGTGAAGCTGCCGGTGATGGCGCTGCCCAGGCTGGCTAGGCTGTTGATGCCGCCCAGGGTGCCCATGGCGTTGCTGCCGCCCAGGCTGCCAGTGACGGCCCCCACGATCGGATTGACTACCGCCTGCACGATGGGCCGCAGCACCAGCTGGCGGAAGAGGTTCTTCAGGTAGTCCGCGGCGCTCTTGCCGCCGCGCATCAGGGCATCGGTCAGGCCGTCGCCGATGGCTTGGGTGACGCGCTCCCAGTCGCGGGCCGCTTCGTCAGCGGCGCGGCGGTTGGCTTCCACGGTGGCGCGGTTGCCAATCAGGCCGGCCAGGCGTTGGCGAGCCTGGATCTCGCGCTCCACAGCCAGGTAGGGCTCGCTGCCCTCCTGGAACTGCGCTTGCTTTTCCTTCAGCCGCTCGATGGCCACCAGCTCGATGGCCTCGGCCAGGCTGATGTTCAGCTCGCGCGCCTTGTCAACGGCCTGGGCCTCGTCGCGCAGGTTCTTGATGCGGTCATTGACGCTGGCCAGGCTGGCCGCTGCCGTCTCGCGCTCGCGCTGCTCAAACTCGGCAATGGCGCGCTCCTCAGCGCGGCGGGCTTCCACGCGGGCGTCGGCCAGGGCCTTGGCGCCCTTGGCGGCTTCTTTCTCAGCCGCCACCTGGAGCTCGGTGGCGTCCAGCTCGGCCAGCTTGCCATCCAGCACGGCCTTCTGCGCGGGGGTGAGCTTGACCAGGCCGGCGGCCAGGTCGGCATTGAGCTTGATCTGCAGGCGCTGCGCCTCACTGAGCGCCGTGCCCTGCTGCAGCTCTTCCTGGCCGGCACTGATGCGCTCGTCAATGCTGGTGCGCAGCTTGTCGTAGGCCTCCTGCTGCTTGAGCAGGGCGGCTGCGGCATCTTCTGCGGCCTTGCGGCGGGCTTGTTCGGCGGCGATGTCTGGCAGCGGGGGCTTAGTCGAGTCTGCGGCCCCCGGCACTGCTGTGCCGCGCCCACCGCCCGCGCGCGCCAGTTGCTGCAGCAGGTACTGCTCGCGGGCAATCGCAATCTCGAGGCTCTTCTGGTACTTTTGCACCTCCGCGGCGCGGCGACCAAAGAGGTCGGGGCCGGAGCGGTTCTGCAGCTCGTTGACGATATCGCGGTAGGTGCCGATCTCTTTGACGGTGCTGGCCAGGTTGGCATTCAGGGACTTGAACGGATCGACGTTCAGGCCGATGTCCAGCGTGGCGTTCCAAAAGCTCTTGTAGGCCTTGGCGCCGTCGTTTAGTTGCTGGATGAGTTGCGTCAGCGATGGCAGGAGGTCGCTCACGATGGCGCGCGCCGCATCGTTGGCATTGGCCTGGAATGCAAATAGTTGCTTGTTGAACTTTTCCGCTTCAGCTGCCTGAGCCGTGGTGACACTGGCATTCAGCTTCCCCGCTTCGGCGTAGTCTTTGAGGAACGGCGCAGCCTCGCGCACGCTCTTGTTGAAAAGCTCCTGGATGAAGCGCGCCTTGTTGCCGTCGTCGGCATAGCCGGCCAGGGCCACGGCCGTCTGGCGCAGGGCCTCGGCGGGGTCCAGCTGGCGCAGTTTGGCGGCTTCCAGGCCGATGGCCTGCAGGGCGATGCTGGCGCCGTTCTTGCCATCCGCTTCCTTGAGCTGGGCGTTGAACTTGACCAGCATGCCGCCCACCTGGTCCAGCGTGGCGCCGTTGCGGCGGGCCACCTGGTCGAGCTTGCTGATTTCCTCGATGCTGGCGCCCGTGGCGTCTGCCAGGTCGTTCATGGCGTCGATGGCGTTGACGGTGCCGCGGGTGAAGGCCGCGATGCCGCCCACGCTCAGGGCGCCGGCCAGGGTGGGGCCCAGGGTGGACAGGGCGTTGCGCACCGTGTCGACCTGGCCGCCGAGCTGGCCCATGCTGCCCACCACGCGCTGCAGGCCGCTTTGCACGGCCTCAGTACCTGCCAGGCTGATCTTGATGCCGATATCTTGGGGGGCCATCAGCGACCCCTTGCGCGGACGTCAGTCGCCGCGGCGGCGTTGTGCGCTGCGCTCAGCCGCGCTGCGCTGGCGGCCCCACTCTGCCAAAGTTTCATCTTCGAGCACCCGCAGCTCGGCGAGCACGTCTGGCAGGCGCTGGCGCGGCACCAGGCGGCGCATGCGGATGAGTGCTTCCACGCCCGAATAGTCCAGCCCGGTGATGCCGGATGAGCCGTAGCGCCACTGGGTGTTGCACTGGATGAAAAGCCCGAAGGCGTCCTGGTGTTCGGGCCAGAGGTAAAAGAACTGCGGCCCGGCGTTGCGCCCGGTGCCGGCCGCCGCAACCAGGCCAAATGCGGCCAGCGCCTGGACGGTGTCGTCGTTGTCGTCGGGCCAGGGTTGGTCGGGCGGCGCGTCATGGTCTGTTGGTACGGTGGTCAGATCGCCGCGCGCAAGCAAACGCGCCGCCTCCCTTAGTTTTTTTCCTTGCCCTTGACCCCGCAAGCCTCGATGTAGGCGCCGAAGATCAGGTTGGCCATGCCCACGATTTCCAGCAGCGCGTCCAGCCCGGGCTGGCTGTAAGGCAGTTCGGCGCCGTCGTCGGACTGCACGCCCGACCAGCCGCGCACCACCGAGTTCAGGAACTCGGGCACGGTGCGGTCAGTAGGCTCCAGCGCGTTGCGCAGCTCCGAGGCGGGCAGGCGGCGGGCTAGCACCGTAAAGCTGAACGGCACGGCACGCCCGCTGGCGTCAGGCAGGCGCCCGGCCACGGGCACGCTGACGGTGTCGGACACAAGCATGCGAAAAGTCATGTCGGCGCCCCTTTACAGGCAAACGAGCCGCAGCTCGTCGTTGCCCGCGGTCGTGGGGGTAAAACGCAGGTTTTGCGCCATGTGCACGTCGCCTTCGTACTCAGCGTCACTCGGGTCAATGCGCTGCACCTGTGGGGCATGCAGGATGATGCCCACGCCGGCACCGGTGCTGTGCGTGAAGCCCAGCGTGGTGTTCGTGTTGGCGTTGATGTCGGCGAGGAAGGACACCTCTTGCGCGGCGGTCAGGTCCAGTTGCGTCTGGCCCTGCACGTTGCGGTCTGAGATCTGCACCGACTGCCCGCCGAGTAGCGCTTTGCGGCTGACGGTGTTGTTCAGGTTCACGCTCAGGCCGCGCGACGGATACACGGTGCCCCCAGTGAGGACGCCAGTAGCGTAGGTGCAGCCCAGGTTGATGTCGCCCGAGTTCACATCGCTCACGACTTGAGGGGCGCGGAAGGCGGTGAGCGTGACGGTGGGGTCGGCCGTGGCGGTGCGGCCGCCGTCCAGGCCCGAGAACGTGAAGCGCAACATCGGCGCAGCGCCCTCGTTGAGCATGATTTCGCAGTTGCCCATGCAGCCCAGGGCCACGCGGCGCAGGCCGTCCAGGTGGTAGTAGATGGTCAGGCTGGTGAAGGTGGCCGACACCGGGGTGTATTCCACCCGCGATGGCGTGGACAGCAAACTCTCGGCCATGCCACAAGCGCGCAGCAGCGGGGCCCAGGCAGGCGCGGTGCCGGCAGTGCCACTGTTGGCCAGCTCGACCTCGAAGCTGCACTCCACAAAGCGCGTGCCGGCCAGCTGGCCGCTGCCGCCAAAGTATGGGCGGATGAAGTTGCGCTCGACGTTGTTGTACGCGAGGCTGAAGCTGGCGTTGCTCACCAGGATGGCGTTGGCCGCGCCGGTGGGCACGGAGTCGGTGCCATAGGTCGTCTCGACCTTGGCCAGGATGGCGGTTTTGCGGATGAGGCGGCCCATGGTGGCTTACTCCTTGGTGGCGGGGGTGGTGGGGGCTGCAGCGGGGGCGGCGGCCTCGTCGATTTCGGGTAGTGGCACCCAGGCGTTGTTCCAGGTCCAGCGCCCGCCAGCAGGCGGGGTGCCGGTGGGCGGCGTGGCGGTGTCGGGGGTGTTGTCGGTGTCGGTCTTGGGCATGGTTCAGGTCCAGGCGGCCAGCGTGGTGCTGGTGGTGCGGTGGTTGACGATCAGGTTGATGACGGCGGCGACGACAGGCGTTTCGCTGTCGTCGAGCTGCCAATCGATGGCGGGCTGCATGCGCACGTCAATGGCGCCCAATCCGGCCGGGCTGACGGTGGACAGGCGCGTCCACACGGCTTCCAGCAGGGTGTCCACTGCAGCCATGGGGTCAGCCCCACTGCTGGCGGCGCGGGCCAGGCACTCGATCTGCACCTGCGTCATCCAGTCATACGGGCCGCCCAGGATCTGCGGCGTGTTGGCGCGAGACTGCACCAGGCGCACCACCACGGCTTGGCTGAAAGCCGCCGAGACAGGGCGCGTGGTGTTGACCTTGACGTTGCCGCTGGCCACCGCAGGCGCGGCCATGAGTGCGGCGACGATGGCGGCCTGGATGCCGAGGTGGGCGCTCATGGTCAGGTGCGCTCCAGCATCAAGGTGCTGATGCCCGTGCCATCGGGCTGGTGCACGGCCACCAGGTAGCTGGTGCCGTTGACCACCGCCGTCTGGCCCACCGGATCAGCCGAGACGCTGGCCGTGGGCAGCGTGAGCATGGGCCGGGAAGACGACAGGCCCACCAGGCCGACTTCGGCAGAGGCGAAGCCGTTTTCGAAGATCCCGCGCACGGCCTGGCCGTTCACGGTGGCGGCCACCGCGAATTCGGCAAAAAAGGGCGCGAGGTCTTCTGTGAACACGGCAGCACCTGGTGCGTCAGTGGGCTGCGGTCAATCAGACCGTGATGGCGTCCACCATGGTGGCGAAGGACTCGGCGTGGCGGATGGCCACGTCCACGTCCTGCAGGGCCACCACGCGCACGCTGCCGGCGGTGCTGAGGCTGTACGGGTCGACCATCAGGTCCAGCGTGCCCCACATGCCAATCAGCAGGTCGGCAAAGTTGCCGTAGATGACGGCCGAGAGGTTGCTGCCCGAGCCCTTGGTCAGGTTGGACGGCACGGCGTTGGTGACTGCGGCGCGGTAGCCGTTCACCGGGGTGTCGCCACCTTCCCACACAAAGCCGTTCTGGCCGCTGACCTTGCTGGTGCCCTTGAGCTTGCCGCGCACCTTGGCGTTGGTCAGGTAGCTCAGCGTGCCCACGTCGGCGTTGGCGACAGACACGTCCGTCTCCAGCTCGACCATGTGGGCCCAGGTGGGCGCAGCGCCGTCAGTGCCGCCGGCCACGCTCGGGGTGATGAGCGTGAGCAGGCCGCTGGGCTGGTTGCTGGCGCCACTGCCGTTGATGGCGGCTTGCTGGATGGCCAGGCCCAGCACGGTGGCCAGGTCTTGCTGCACCAGGGCTTCCACGTCCAGGCTCGACTGGGCCAGCAGCTTGCGGCTGATGTCAGTGAAGGCGCCCACGGTTTTGGGCGACATCGTGACCTGGTCGAAGGCCTGCTGGCTCTCGGTGGGCGCGTTGGACTCAGCCACCCAGTAGGCGGTGCCGGCGCCGTTCTGGCGCGGAATGGCGACGTTGCCGTTCAGGCCCGTCAGCATGCGCGTGCCCATGCCCATGATGACCATGGCGTTGCGCAGCAGGCTGATGAAGTCGCCGGCCAGCAGGTCGGT